TCCATTAAAAATTCTTCGTCATATTCTTTATCGTCTTCCCAAAAATCTTCGACGCAAAGATGGCCGACGCCCACCGTTCTCTTTCCTAGTGTGTCAAGGTACACTTTATTCCTATACCCTTCGTTAGAACGCACTGAAGCTAAAAGTCTTTCCATATCCATTTTTATTTACCTTTCTTTAACGTAAAGCTATCCCATATCCTTTAGTGGCTAATCCACCTGATCTAGCTTTAAATGTTTTAACATTAGTTGGTTTGCCTCCAGGATTACCTGCCGCTCTTTTTCTTNTAACTGCAGATCTTCTTTGACTGTCTGACATTNTTGCTGCTTTTGCAGCGGGGACACATTTAGGATAACCTTTTCTTTTTTCACCTTTGCTTCTACCACAAGGTTTGAAGCCTCCGCCTTTTTTAGGTGCTCCTATATCTACCCATTTTTCTTTGACCCATTCTCGTAAACCCTTTTTTGCCATTATCCACGAGCCGTCACTTTTCTTTTTCCTTCCATAACAGCGCCACAACCTTTTGCAACGCCACCTTGATTGTAATTAGAAATCTTTTTTCTTGACTGAGATAGTTTGTTACCATCTCCTATCATACCGCCTGTAGCTTTTTTATTTTTTTTACCTCCAGGAGTTACTTTACCTGAACAAACAGCACCGGCGTACATATTAGCATATGCGCTCGGATAGACCTTGAATTTCCGCTTAGCGGCAGCCTTACCTCTTGCACATAATTTACCCATTATTTTTTAGCAGCTCCATAACCTCTTGTAGCAAGTCCACCACTTTTTCTTTTGATAAGTGAACCACCTCTTTTTTTCTTTACAGGTTTTGGTAAAACACCTCTACCGATTAAAACATCTTTCTTTGTTATTTTTCCGTCTCCACTTAAATCTTTCATTTCATATCTCCTATTTCTTTTTAGAAATCATTCCTTTAATTCCAGGTGCTGCTCTCACTCCTAGTGAAACACTACACGCTAGATATAACAGATGTGTGTAATATTCCGGAAGAGTTTCTAGTATCTCAAACCCTCTTGCAATGTGTGGTTGCATGAAGGGTAAGAAGCTACAGATTGCAGGTACCATCAAGGCTAGAAGAACAAATTCGTCTTTCCAGCTCCCTTTCATTTGATCTACAGCCGAAGCCTCCCACGCAACTTTTCCGGCAATTTGCTGNTCTTTAAGACTCTTCTGTGCCTTAATCTCAGTTAATTTTAGGTCTGCTTTTGCCTTCTTTGTTTCNACGAAACCTTTTACTGTATCTCCGATAATTGATGTGAGGGGCCCGACTAATAGATTTAACATTATACTGCTTTAATAATTAACCATAAAGCTACAACCGCAATAACTACCATTGCAACCTTTTTCTTATTGATGTTGTTCCACATCTTTTTAGCTTTTTGTAACATGGATTCCTCCTTTAGAATANACCTTTGAAAGGCACTTTTTTGATCTGCATCTTACTGCGCTGACCTCTCGGTCCTGAACCCAAGTTTTGCACAACTTTTGGCCCAACAGATTGTACAGAAGCTGTTGAAATACTCGATTGTTGATTTGCATTAGACATGTCTTCTTTAGCAACAGTCATTTTTGCATTTGGATAGAGTTTTCCATTTATATATTTAGCTTTCATGTTCTTCTCCTAATGTATGGTTGGTTTAATTAATTCATTAAAGTCAGCCAAACTTGTTTCCCACAATTGCGAGGCTTCCTCATTATTGAAATTGTCAAAATATAATAATTTAGCCACGCTAATCATAGCGCCAGCTAATAGTATACAATCTTCCTGATTTTTTCCAGTATTTTCTACAAGCTTCATAAGCACTCCAAACAGTCTTCTTAGCTTAATATCAGCAGGAGTTAGTTTTTTATCGTTAGGATCAAAATAAGAAGCCTTAAACTTTATTTTTGACATCATTTGCTTTCGTTAAATTAACATTTGCTCGTAATTGAGCTATGTCNTCTTGTGATTGTATGCGATCTTGTGCTATTTTTGCATTTTGATCTAATTTAGCTTGATCTAGTCCCATTTTTGTTTGATCAGCCATGGTTTTTCTCTCTAAATCACCCGCTTTTATGTTAATTTCTTGTTGTTTTAGGTCAACTAGAGGATCTTGACTACCTTCTTCTAANTATTCAGCCTCTTCTGTTACCATTTCTAGTGTCATTTCGGCTACTTTTTCAGAAATTTGTTGTTCNATAGACTCTTGTATCTGTATTTGTACTTCTGGAGGTAGTTGACCGTTGTATTGCATTGCAGTTTGCTCTATTGCCTGTGCATTTTCTTCTTCAACCTCTTCTCTTGCCTGTAGTCCAACGTGTTCCATGATATGTGACTGTAATATAGCCATTGTTGGTGGATTATTTTTGACTAAATTTGATGTCATGAACGCTCTGTGAGCCTCTATGTGTGCTAAATGATTTTGATTTCTAAAAGCAGTCAAAGGTTGGTTCTTTAAAGACCCTGCATTTTCTACAGCAGGGTCCATAGGTTGAGGTCCTTGGGGCGAGGGAAGGATAGCTTCAATATCTTTGACTCCTAAAGCTTGATACATTCTTCTATACGCTTCATACATGTTATGAGAAGCGGGATCAGCTTGAGCTAATTGTAATTGTGTTTGCGCCAACGTAACACGTTGAGACATAGAAAATATATTAGGATCAGAAACAGGTATGATATCTATATCACTACTAAAATCTTCTGCTTTTAAACTTTCAGTTGCTTCTTCTCCAACATCGTATGGATAGAAAGGCGGTAAAGATTCTGCAAATATTTTTGCTAATAATTTAAATTCTTGTTTTTGTGCATAGTGTAATCTTTTGTGTATGGCAGACATAATTCTTGCACCACGTTCCATGAGGGCCATTGTTGTCCCCACAGGAGCATTCGCTGCAACACTGTCTCCTATTTTTTGATCTGCCACAGAAGCAAATCTTGTTCCAGCTTCTACACAGAAACCAAGTAACTGAAATAGAGTTCCACTAGGTTCTTTGTAAGGAAGAGGAACTAAACCCTCTCTTAAACTACCACCAGGTGCGTCTACATCTCTAAATTCTCCAGGTTGTAATGGATTATCATCATCTTTTATCCTTAAGCCTCTTGCTTTAAAACCTGCTGGTAGATTGGATAAAGTGCCTGCATCTAGTAATTGTCTTAACGCAGCAGTAGCAGTTCTTGATAAACCACCAAGCATGTGAATTAAACCAAAGCCGTACTAAATCCCGGTAAAAACTTATAATGAACAAAATAAGAAATCTTTTTTCTTGTAGGATCTTGTTCTTTAAAATTTCTGTAAATAGATAATACTTTTGATGAGCCTTCATCTATTGTTACTATGTAAGGAACTTTAATACCATCGTCTGCGTCAACACCTGGAATGTTTAGATCAACATGAATTTCTAAAAGCTGAAAGTCATCTTTTGTATAAGAAGTTTTTTTAACTCCTGATATGTCATTTTCTTTTTCTTGAAGTTGTGTTTCATCGTCATGAACTTGAAGATCTACATCTCTGTAGAAACCAGCCACTTGTAGTTTACGAACCTCGTTTTGTGATTTTCTAACAGTGTGTGTTACTCTTTCTGCGGTTGATAAATCAGTAGCAAGATAAGGAACATACAAATCGTCAGAAGGAATAAACTTTGATACTGCTCTACCTAAACCAGCGTCATAGTAAACTTTCTTAAAAGCAGAACCTGATAACGGTAAGTAAAAAAGCAAAGAATCTAAATCAGGATCATACTCTTCCATCTCATGCATAATCTGATAGTTCATATAATCTTTAACACGTTGAGCCTGAGCTTCTTTTGCTGTGGTCAAAGATCCAATAATTTGTGTATTTACAGGTCCGCCTGCTGGTAATAATTCTTTGTATGCTTGAGCTTGAAATTGTGTGATGGCTTCTGACAACATTGGATGTGTTACGGAACTCGCACCTGCGAAAGGCATTGTTCTTTCTTGATACTTAAATCCTAAAAGATCTAATCCTTTTTTGTAAGTGTCTTCCCATTCCTGTCTTGAAGATTTATCATCCTCAAATGACTGACGAAGATCACTAGAAATATTTGCTAGTTCGTCTTCATCCAACACCTCTGCTAGGTTCATATCAAAACTAGTTGGTATTAAATTTTCCTGTTCACCTATTATCGCTGAACCATCATCAAGTATTTCTACTTCTGGTTTTAAACCCTCTTCTACCTGCATATTAACCATCTGACCGACGGCTTCTTCTTGTGCTGGTATAAACCCCTCTGGTTGTCCTGGTTGTACTTTTTTATCTATCGCCACTATGCTGCCTCAAATATGTCAATGTTCTCTGGAGTATACATAAATCCACCAGATTTCCTATGAGTTTTATGTGGTAACATCATTTCAGGAGTTAATTTTATTGCAAAAGCATCTTCAAATTTATCATTGCCTTCACCATCTTTAACTTTAACTTTTATTATTTTAAATTCTGAATTGTTCTTTTGCTGCTTTCTTTAATATTTTTTCAAGAACAGATGTAAAATGTTTTCCTTTAGAATCCACAGAGTTAGGACCTCCATAAAATTCTTCCATTCCTATTCCTTTCAACAGTGTGCCAGCATCCTTAGCAGCATCTCTTTCTGCCTTGGTCATACTAACACTTCCTTGTTGACTATATCTTTTTGTAATGTAGTTGCTTGGAGAAATGGCATACCAAGTGGCTGCACCATCCGCTTGCTCTTCAAATAATCTTCTTGAAGCTATTGCTAGATCATTTTTGATTAAAGCAGAGCCCCACTCTGTTCTGTTTTTGAAAGGAACGTTTGGATATAGATACTCCATGGCTCTTGTGCTTAAAGATGTCTGTAAGTCAGCTAACATTTTTGATTCTTCTTCTGCAGCTTTGAATGCTTTCTTTTTTAAATCTTCAGAGGGTCTGATTCCAGCGTTAGCTAGTTCTTCAAAAACTTGTTTGTTTTTTGCAAACTTATCTAAAAACGTTTGCATTTCCTGTGCTGTTTGAAACATCGGTCTGAAGACTGTTTTATTTGCAA